CGTGTTCATCACCAACGAATGTTGCAGTACCTGACACAGCCGCTTGGTCAAAAGTCTCAGAAGCAGAACCTGCTAATGTTCTTAATGAACCAATGATTTCTTGGTCGATCTCAGCAGTAATCTCTTGAGCTAATGCCGCCATGATTTCCGCTTCTACATCGATACCTTGCTGTGCTTGAGCGTCTTGAGCCGCTTCAAACGTCCATCTAGCAGAAAGTTTTCTAGATTTCGCTTCAACCGGTTGTTTCAAGATCTGGATTGATAATCTCTTACCAGCAGTTCCCTCTAAAGAAGCAGTTGATGCACCTTTTGGAGTTGTATTGTTCTGGTTACCAGAATATGCTTTCGCAATTTTGAATGGAGATAATGCTTCTTCACCAGCAGTTGTGTTCGAACTTACTGTGTCTGCATATCTTATTCTTAGTGTGTGGATCTGTCCAACCGGACCAGTCATTGGTTGTACACCAACGATCTCGTTCGCTATAACAGTAGGCATAACCCTACGTATTACTGGAAGGATCACTCTGTTTAACGTAGCAACGTTACCAGCAGATGTGGCACCAGCAGTTGCCTGCTCAGCCAAGTATCTTTTCGTGTTTTCTAACACGACATCCATTGTTTTTTTCTTGTTGCCTGCTAAACCTTCAGTTAGGGCCTGTTTAGTTTCGCCCCATTTAGATTCAAATATATCTGACATTTGATCTTTTCCCCTTGTTTAGTTGTTATATACCCGCTAATTTACGGATATTTGTTATATCAGCATCTTCCCTTTGTGCTCTGTCACCTTTTGCTTCTGTCATTACTTGTTTGGCAGTCTCAATAGGTTTATCAGCCATCACGTGTGGTAGATACTTGTCGAATGAAGCCTGTAACTTCTCTGTTTGAACTGATTCTAACAGTTGGTTCATCACTTCACCCTTTTCTTTGCCCAATGGTTTGAGCATTTCGGCCATCTTTTCCTTACGTTCCATCAAGTCTGCCTGTCTTTTGGACTCGGCTTGTATTGACTCAATCACCGCTTGTTTATCTTCGACGGCCTTCGTAGCATCTGCAAGTTTTAGAGTTGTTTCATCAACAACTTTCATCAACTTAGAAGTCTCAGATTTCTCATTTAAGTAAGAATTCTGGTACTCAGAAGCAAATGCTTCGAATATTTTCTTGCCGAAGTTTACAGTTCTAGCCGCTGTAATGTCTTCTTTCAACGTGCTGATTTCTTCAGCAAGTTTTTTGTTTACAGCAGTTTCTACTACTTCAGCAGATTTTTTAATGAAAGCCTCTTTCATCTTAGCCATTTGTTTTTTGGCTTCGGCTACTAGTTTGACTTTCGTTTCCACAACGCCTTTTTTGTCTTCATGGAACTCTTTGATTTCTTTTGCAAGAGCGTTTACTACGAACTCTTCCATTTTCTTGAAGTTTTCATGAACACCTTTTCGGTCGCCGTGTAGTTCTTTTAACTCTTCTGTCAATTTGCTAAGAACAAATTCTTGTAATTTGGCAGAGTGAGCGCCTACGTTTTCTTTGTAGGATATTTTTTCTTGTGCAAGTGCTTTTCTGTCTTCTATGAATTTAGAAATTTCTTCGCTTAACTTCTCGCTCATCATCTTGTCGATGGCTTCGATCATGTTTGCTTTGTCATGCTCGTATCTTTTTGCGAATTCTTCTCTTAATTCAGCACCTACTACTTCTTTGTTTTCCTTGATTTTTGAATCCCAAGCCTCTTGGATGCTCTTTTGTACATCTTCTGATATTGCTCCTGATTCAACAAGTTTTGATATTGCGTCTATCATTTTATTTTAGGTCCTTTATTATGTTTGTTAGTGCCTCTTTGAGGTATTTTTGTGCCTTTGCGTCATTTCTAACTTCAGCGGCCAGTCCCTTTGCCATATTTCCACCTCTTGTGTTCAAAAGATGTTCGTATATTGGTGTTGGGTAGGCACCTGGTGCCGAAGGTTGGGCCACAACATCAACTGTGATGATCTCAAAGTCTGAAACTTCGCCGCTTCCATACTCGGAAATATTTCCGCTACCTCTGGAACTGACGCCTAGTTTCACACCTGATTCCAACATAGTTTTGACAAGTTGACCCATCGGTGTTGGTAAAATTTTCATTTTACCGTATCCATTTGGTCCGTCCATCCACATTTCAGTAATCATGTGAGACACACGGTCCAAATTAATTTTTAAATCATCGGGGTGATCTACTTCACCTAACACAGAGTAGCCTGATGTAATCTGGTCATTCAGTGTTTTTGTTGCTTTCGCAATTTCCTGCACTGGATAAACTCTCTGATTAGCATTTTTGATCCCACCTTGAATGCAGATACCTTTTAAGTACATGTCTTTGCCTTGCTCGCCCTCGTGCAATATCTGTACTCTGGCCTGATCAAACGTTAGGTTCTCTCTTAGATAAAGTGATGACATCCTATGATCTCCTTTTTTTCAGCAATGTCTAGCAATTACTTGCCAGAGATTGGTGATTTTGCAGATTTTTCAGAACCGTCAGCAGTTTGAGGTTTAACTTCTTTTTTCATTGAAGTGCCCTTGTCTTTGCCTGGCGTGTTCTCGAAATCACTCATTTTCTGAGCAGTTGGTGCTGGTCTTCCTTTGTCCTCAGCGCCACCACCTGTTTTAATTGGTGTTCCGCCTTGTTTTGCACCGCCTGTTTTTACTGGAGATGATTTGCTGTCTGCGTGGTCGGCGTTGTCTGCACTCTTCTGGATTTTGTATTCATCCATTTTTTTCTTGTCTTTGTGCATCGCTTCTTTCTTCATGTCTTTTTTGTCAGACATTTTGCCTTCCATTTCAACTTCTGGAGTTAACTCTGGTGCAACTTCTGGTGCAATAGACTCATCTTCTTTTTCTTCGTCGTCACCGTCTTTTTTGCCCATCATTGCTTCGAATTCTGCTTTTAATTCATCTAAAGCGTCTTCTAAGTCAACTACTCTGTCTTCCATATCTTCATCACCTTTGTCGGCATCCATATCCATATCTTTGTCCATGTCTTTCTCCATGTCCATGTCCATTTCTTTAGCGCCTTCTTGATCTGCTGAGATATCTTTAACCAATTCGTCAGTTGCGTCGCCGCCTACTTCTTCAATTGATTCTTCTTCTGTAGTTTCTGATTCAGTTGCTTCGTCTTCTATCTCTACAACTTCGTCGACTTTTTCGTCTTCTTTAGACTCTTCTGAAGTTTCTTTTACTTCTTCATCCTTAGACTCTTCAGTAGTTTCTTCTACTTTCTCTTCAGATGCTTCAGTTTCTGTAACTTCATCTTCTTTTTTCATTTTTTTGTCATGCATCGCTTCAGCAGTAACTTCCTCGTCTGCTAATCCTTCGTAGATGTCTCTTGATTTTTCTACAACGATTTCATGAAATAAAGCCTCTGCTTTATCGTTTTCTTCATTTATTAGTAATTCTAATAATGATTCAAATTTATTGGTTGTCATTTGCACGTGTCTCCTTGTTTTGGCAAGTTGTTTACTTATAAGTGTTTGTATTTACTGTAAAGGTGCAAAAACGGTGCTAAAAGGTGGTTTAAATTGGTGTTTTTTTCAGGTTTTTTGCTGTAATTTGAATTTTTCTAGGAATTCTGGAGTTTCCATATGGATCATCGACTTCCATTCAAGGTCCTTTGGCCTGAACCATCCCTTTGGTATCACTCTTGTGAGTCTGGTGTCCTTGTAATCTATGAGACATTTCTTGGTTTGGTTCATCCAATTGCCGTAAAAAGTGGCGTCATCCTTGCCTTTCTTGTAGTTTCTGGTGTCTTTGAATATGTTGTTGAACTTTGTCCGGTGTTCTTGCTTGTGACCCTGGTAGTCAAAACCAAGTATGTACACCTCTTTGAAGCCATGATCAAGGGCAAGACGCAGAGCCGTTGGTCCTGAACTCCAACCCAGGCTTGGTTTGCTCCATGTCACGTGGTTAAGGATACGTTCGCTGTTTTTGTATTGGTGTGCATTGTAGTTGGAATACACTTTGTTTTTTTCCATGTAGTCTGTTTCTGCTATTTCAAGCATCATTTTAGGATCAACAGCAACCAACCAATCGGGTCTGTCTGTTCTGTACACGCCATTGCAGGCATAAACTTTGCCGTGTTGCTTGAGATCACCTATACTGATCCCTTTTCTAGATTCGCCATTTCCTAGTACGAATGCTATGTCCGCCATTTTTATACTGCTAAATCGTCTGTCTGTGCAGGTTGTCCATACATCTTCTGCGTGAACACTGCCTCTTCCTTTTGCTGAGCATCGTGGGCCTCGGATGCTAGTCTCATTTTGTTGATATCGCCAAGAGTGAGTCTTGTTTTCCTTGTGTCTTCCGAATCCAACACCGAAATGTCCTGGTCAGCGTTGTAGGTTTTGTCCTGTTCAAAACCGTCTTGCGTGTATGTGAAGAATTCCATTAGTTTCATAATCGTATTTAACCTTACGTAGGCGTTCCTCCGCCTGTGCCACCCGGTATAGCACCACCGCCACCTGGCGTTTGGCCTGGTCCTCCACCACCTGTTGTGTCTGGACTTGGTGCTTCTGGTTCCGCAGTTGGTTCTTCAAACTGGTCTAGGTCGCCTGCTATTCCCGATTGAGTTACTCCACCGGATCTAAGTTCATTGTTTTTGGTCTGTTTCTTCTGAGGCACGTTGTTCTCTTCTGCCCATAGTTCGGCATTTCTTGCCATTTCCTCTTCAGTAAGTCCAAGATATCTTTTCAACGCAAATCTTTTACTCATATAAGGCAATTCTGCCACTGCTGTAAATGTGTTCACTCTGCTTTGGTCCATTTCTGTCTGTCTATACTGTGCAAAGTTCTGCGGTGGATTTAATTTTATTTCAAACATACTGTTGTCGATGTTATATCCTTTTTTGGCTATCCATAATTTGAATTCATCGTCGAAAGTCGATGCCAACATTGATTGTAATCTTGCACAATATTTGTTGAATCTTAATTCTTGGATGTACGCAGTACCTACTCTGCCGTCATTGTACTGTTGTCCACCATCTTCCGCACCAGTTGGCAAGTAAGAACTTGGAATTCTCAAACCTCTGAACAGTTTATTGGTGAAGAATCTAAGGTCATCTATCTCTCCAAGATTGGTTCCGCCCGGCAGTGTGTCAACTTTAGATCCTCTTCCTTCTGCTGTCTGCGGAAAGAAGTAGTCTTCATTGATACTCATAGGATTGTAAGTTGCGTCAATGTAGTTTGCACCACCCGATGCACTTGGAATTCTTCTTTGATTGATTTCGTTTTTAACTCTCTCAACGAATTGCATAGCCAAGTGTGTTGGCATGTTACCCACGTCAATATAAAATACTCTTCTTTCAGGTGCTCTCTGTACCCTGTAAATTATGATTGCGTCTTCTAATAATTCTTTTTGTTTGTAAACTTTGAAAATTTGTTCTAATACTGATTGTCCAAATGGGAATAAGTTATCCAAACCATCTGACATTGACATATGCACCACGTGTTCTGCGTTTATGTTGTACGCATTCATTGTTTTGTAGAAACGTCCGCCTGTTGCCTGTGCAAATCCTGACATGTTATTTGTAGCACCTGCGTTTGCATAACTCGAACCATATGCGGCTGTGCCACCACCTGTTGTTCCACCACCACCGTATGTTTGATTTGGTGTGATCTGTGTTGCTGATAATCTTTGTAGGTTTGGATTGATGTCTCTGATCACATACTGCTCGGGCTTCTTGCCTTCAGATTCATTTACAACGATCCTGTCAACTTTTGCGTTGTCGATGTACAACCATTTTAGTGTTTCCGGATCTCTCACAAAGAAGCAGTCTCCGTATTTTAGTGCGTTCCTGAATATCCTGAAAATTCTTTTGCCGAACTTGTTTGATTTTGTCCATTGCTGAAGTGCTTTTTTCAAAAGTTTCACTTCACCCTCAGTTGTCTCGTCCTTGAACACAAGATCAAATGGTGTTTCGTTCTCTGTGTTTTTCTGTGTCGAAAATTCTGCTAGGATGTCCAGTGCCGCGTTGATCTCAGAATCGGAATCCATTTGGTCATACTGGAAGTATCTCTGTATCCTGTTTGGATGTCCTGTGTAGACATCAGGCAGATACGAACTGTAATTTCTCTTCGCGAAATTGGGAACTTTTTCTCCGCTTATGGGAGACAAATTTGCATCTTTAAAATATTTTTTCCAAGCCATACTATATATTACACTTTTTTAAGGTAAACATCAAGTGTTTATGCAGTAATAATGTTACCACTTTCTGCTGTTCTCCTTGTCAATTTCTTAGTCTCCATATGTTGTTCTCGAGACGTGTTGTTTAGGTTATTTAAGTGTTTTTCTAGACTGCCCAAAAGCCTATTGGTAGTTTTGGTTTCTGACACCATTTCTCGGTCCAATTGTTGTTTCTCAGTTGCAATATTTCTACGCATGTCAGCATTTGATTGAACGTACCCGTCTCCTCCTGTCATTCGTATTGGTTCAGGTCCCGCTTCACCTGCCATGAACATCTGTCCATCATATACTGGTCCACCAAACTGCCTAGCACCTGCAAACTGTCCAGCCATTGATCCTAGTCCTGCACCGATCAGTGTGCCTACTCCTGGAAGAATTGCCGTACCTATCGCGGCACCTAGTGCGGCACCACCTAGTCCAAAAGCACCCTGACGTTGTGTGTCTTTGTCATCACTGGCCAACATCGCGGCGCTACTGCCAACTCCTATCGCGGCTCCTAGACCAGGCAAGGCTCTTCCGGCCCCGCCGGCGAATCTTCCTACTCCACCGCCCTTGCCTTTCAGTCCCAGAGCGTTTGCCAGGCCGCCTAGACCTGAGTTACCTATTTTAACACCAGCGGCAACAATACCTATCTGTGTGGCTTTGTCAAATAAAAATTTTCCAGTCAGTACACCTGCTATCGCTGTTCCTGTCAGTGCCGGTGATTTGGCCATAATAGAAACAAGTCCGCCAAGTCCGCCCATTAAACCTTGTATCCCGGTGACCAATCCTCCCAGTGCAGGTCCAAAACCTTGCAACAATGATGTCTCAACTTGTTGGAATTGGCTTGCCAGAACCTTTGATGCCTGTTCAAACGTGGTCAGTCCCTTCACAAGGTTGGTTGCGGATTTGCTTTGTTCGTCGAACACCGCACCTGTGTCTGTGACTCTTCTTCCAAGTTCTATGATACCACCTTGTAGTTGTAAAAATTCTACCTGTCCTGTGACAGTGGCTTTTCTAAATTTGTCTATGCTTCCTGCCGATAAGTCTCTGATTCTTACAAGAGCCTCTTCGCTGGACACCACACCGCTTATCAGATCCTGCACTACCTGTCGAGCGCCTGGAATGTTCTGTACAAGTGCCAGTGCTGATTCAGTTACTGGAACACCTGCATTGGCAATCAAGTCCTGGAACCCTTCTGCTAGTTGAGGTGATATTCCTGCCACTGTGCCGGCAAATGCTCTAAGCCTGTTTCCTGTCTCCACCGTCTGTCCTTGTAGGAAAGCCTGGAATCTTTCGTTGGCCTGTTGTTGTTCTATCTGAGCACGTAGTTCATCCCTCTGTTGACCTGTAAGTTTTGCCAACCTGTCCAATTGTTCTGCGAACGCGATTGAACTGTTGATCCTTTGTTGGTCTGTCAACTGGTTGAGCACACCTGCTCTTCTCTGATTGTCCAAGTTTAGTAACAGTGTTTCGTTGATTTCTTCAACAGTAAAGCCAAGTGGTGCTAATCTGTCTATGCCTAGTTCTCTGGTTTGTGCTCCTAGCGTTGCAATAGCCTTGGCACCTTGTGTTGTGGAACCAAACAATGCCGCCAAGTTCTGTGAGTTGTTTGCAACCAATGACGCAAAGTCATCCAAAGGCAATGCCGCGTTGGCCGCCGCCTGTCTTAGGTCCACGATGCTCTTGCCAAAGTTCGCACCTGTCTGTGAAAGTTGCCTGAATGTCTCTATGTTAACATCGAGTCTCTGTCCAACTAATCTTAAGCCGACGATGTTGTCAGTGAAAGCACTTATAGATCCCGATCCCTCGAATGCGGCCTTACCGAGACCAACGAAACTGTCACCCAGTTTCTTGCCGATCTCAAGCATTTTTTCATTTTGTTCTATTAGTCTTTCTCTGGTCTTGATCTGATCGGCGATTACCTTGTATTCTTTTTCGTCCAGTTTGTACTGGTTCTGTGCAATCCTAAGTGCTCTTATTTCAAGTTCTATTCTCTGTTTGGAGCCTTTGTTGAATTCTTTGGAGTTGTTTAATGCCTCCTTGGCCTGTAGAGCGGCCTGCCTTCTTGAAGTCGCTGTACCACCACCGGCGCTCCGTGCACCACCAGAGTCTCGTATTTCTTCTAGGTCCTTTATTATCTGGTCTATACTTGCCATATGGTATTATTTCAGTCCTTTTTATACGCACATAAATATTGACACTTATACGCTTTTAATGTATATTTATAGAATAAAAAATGACTGAAAATACCAATCCATTAAACAAGTACTTCCGACAGCCATCCATATACGTGGCCCTGCCGTCTGGAACTGATTATCCACCCGAAGTGGTTTCACCGTCAAAGACCGGTGAGATCGGCGTCATGCCAATGACTGCAAGGGACGAGATCAAGTTCAAGACTCCGGACGCACTGATGAATGGACAGGGCATAGTGGACGTGATACAGAGTTGTGTGCCAGACATCAAGGACGCCTGGCAGGTCAAGAGTTACGACCTTGACACAATACTGATAGCCATCAGGATCGCCACGTACGGCGAGACCATGGACATCAACTTCAACGTGCCCGGCACCAAGGAAACGGCATCACACACAGTGAACCTGCCTGCCCTGTTGGACCAGATCAGGCTTTCCAAAGTGGAGGACAGTTTCGTGATGGCGGACGGACTCAAGGTATCAGTCAACCCACTGACCTACAAAGACATGACAACAACTTCAATGCAGACGTTCCAGCAGAGCAAGATGTACAGCACCGTGCAAGGATCGGAGATGCCGGACGAGGAGAAGCAGAAACGTTTCAACGAAGCATTCAAGACACTGACGGAACTGAACGCATCGCTGTTGCAAAAGAACATAAGATCAATGACCATGACGGATGGCACGGAGATCACGGATCCCGCACACATCAAGGAGTTCATGGACAAGGCCAACACAAAATTGGTCAAAGAGATAGAAGACAAGTTGACGGTGCTGAGGGCACAGGGAGCGGTGAAGCCGCTTAAACTGAAGGCCACCGAGGCACAGATCAAGTCCGGTGCACCGGCAAACTACGAGGTACCCGTAACTTTCGACTCGTCAAATTTTTTCGTATAACCTTGCTTTCGCAATCGGAATCTGAAATAGTAAAGACCCTAAAGGACATGGAGACATTCCAGAAACAGATGAAGCACGAACTGTTCAAGTTGTGCTGGTATATGCGGGGTGGCCTAAGTTACGCTGAGGCGTCCGCACTGAGCCCTACGGAGCGTGAGATCATATCGACTTTGGTAAAAGAAAACCTGGAAACTACCAAGAAAAGCGGTCAACCTTTCTTCTAGAATATAGTATACTATAACTGAATTTGATTATGCAGATAATTAACACTTACATATGTCCGAACGAGATCTAGTCAAAGAACTCAAATCCACGATCGCAGACCTCACACAAGACCGAGACGAGGCACTTGCGAAAGTCAAGAGCAAGGAAGCCAGGCTCAAGCAGGTCATGATCAAACTGGAGTACGCCACCGAAGACGTGCAGGCAGTGGGACACAAGATAGGTGAGCAGAACAAGAAGATAGCGGAACTGGAGGCCAAGTTGGATACCAAAGAAAAACTTCTGGAAGAAGCACTGGAAAAACTCAAGGACATACATGACGACTCAACACAAAAACCCGAAACAGACCCCGACACAGACGATAAAGAATTGGATCAGTGAGTTTGTAACCAAACCCAATCCCATATTCGGCAACCTGCCACCCTGTCCGTTTGCACAAAAAGCCATCGTGGAAAACAAAGTAGAATTTTTAGAACTTAACAGTATTGCTTGTTACAATACATTGTATCAACACATTTGGAATTTCGATTTCGAAGAAAAAGACGTGCTGTGCATGATTGCACAACCGGATCAGTTCACTGCAAAGGAAACAGTGCAACTGGCAGAAGATTTAAATGAATTTTTTATGCCAAAAGATGTTGTGGTTTTGGAAGACCACCCAAAAATAAATGAATATGTCAAAGATGCTAAATTGAACAATGGACATTATATATTGTTTCTTGTGCAAAGTTTGAGCAAGTTGAACAAGTTTTCAAAAATATTAGAAGGCGGTCCCTATTACCACAAATGGTCTAGGAGTTATCTTCGATCAGTGAAGGGTTTCCGAGATCAGAAAAAGAATTGATCCTGCTGTCTCTTCGGCACAGCCTACGATATTTCTGTTTGTCCGTGCTCCATCGCATGCCATCCCACCATTGGAACCCTCGCCATTTCGCCTTGTACTCGGAACTGTTCTCGTATCCGGATCCCAGGTAGTAGTAGGCCACGTGGTTGTCCGCGGCCCAGATCATCTCTAGGTCCAGCGTGATTGCGGATATCGGTATGTTGTTGGCGTGTATGCAACTCTCCAGTCCAGACAGGTCCTTGGAATCGAACGAGTCTATGGCTGGATAACTGTCCTCCTGGTATCTGTATCTCTTCTGTTTGGTGAAAGCCACTATGTTGTCCGCGGTGCCGAGATAGAATATCATGAACTGATCACGTTTGTGATAGTGGCCAAAGGGATCGTAGTCCGCGCCAAATTTTTTCCGCTTCATGTATTGTTTGTAGATCCCGGGCAGTCCCAACAGTTTGACCATCTCCGATGCGTCTATTATCTTTGTGCCGATCTTCTTGCCCTGCCAGGTGTGTTGGTCGAACCTGGGCCTGAACTTCTGCAGGTCCACACGTGTGCTACGGCTCTGGTAAAACACCTCCCTGTTGCGTACCGGTGTGTCCAGCGCCAGCCAACCGTGTTCTATGGCCTCCGATTCCTCGTCCGGCTCAAACACAGCCATGGGTTTGCACACCACTAGGTCCTGCTGTTCCTGTTTTCCGAAAGTGTGGTCGAATAGTAGTTCCATGCTAATACTTACTGCTGATCCAGAGACGGCTTACGCCATCTGAAACTTCGCTTACGCTCGTTTCTTTTTTAAACTTACGCAGTTTTTAGAAACTTAACGCAGTATGCGTTCTCTGTGGTAGATGAGCAGTCACAATTCGGCTATCTCTAGCCGAACTGACTTAAACTCTGTGGTGAGTTCGCAGTCACTATACATCGCTACTCTCGTCGGGCGGTTGTGCTGTACCCGTTTGCTCATTCATTACAACGCTGATCTACCAAACCCCTGTATAATGGTTCCTGGTAAATCTGAGGTCTATCTTTTTCTAGGAGCCTCATCATTTTTTGCTGTTTGCATCTAAGGATTCACCTGTCGCATCTCTGCCGCATTTCCTTGCTCACTGGTTGCGATGCTATGTTTGCCTAATGGGAAATTATTTGCCTGGTGGAAGGATACGGTTGCCCTTCGCTACTATATAACATAGATAAAAAAGCCTGTCAATGTTCTTGAGTTTAAATATGGCTATGCATTGGACACACCAAGGAAATGAAATTACCAACATGCCGGAAGATGTTGTGGGATTTGTGTATATGATAACAAACACAACCAACGGCAGGATGTACATAGGCAAGAAACTTGCCAGATTCAAAAGATCAAGACCGCCGCTGAAAGGCAGGAAGAACAAGCGTAGGTACAAAGTTGACTCCGACTGGCAGGACTATTATGGATCGAGTGACGATCTCACAATAGATGTCAACAAACTAGGCAAAGAAAATTTCAAACGTGAGATACTTCACTACTGCAAGTCCAAAGCAGAACTGTCATATGTTGAGGCACGAGAACAGTTTGCTCGAAAGGTATTAGAATCAAATGATTACTACAACGGCCATATCCGTGTGAGAGTGCATGGCAAGGGCATATTGAAAAAATGATACCCATAAAAGGATTTGCCACATTCCATCCATTGAAGCACTGCATAGTTGGCACAGCACATGACCCTAGCGATGTTGAAGAACCATTAAAAAAGATCATGGAAGAGACAAGCGAGGATCTCGATAACCTAGAAAATGCTCTAACTGGATTTGGTGTTAACTGTTATAGGCCAACAATAGAAAAAAAAGATTCACGTCCACCTGTGTCTCCTAGAGACTATTTCGTGGCGATTGGAGAAAATTTATTTGTTGGCAAAGTAATCAGCGGATACAAAGACATCCTTAAACAAATTGACAGGGAAAAAATAAAATGGTATCTTGGAGATGACATCTCCAGTGCCAACATGATCAGGTGTGGTAATCATGTCCACTGGGATATAAGTTCCGACGTTAGGGCAAACACAGAAAATGCGATTAAAGATTGGTTGTCTGAAAAAGGATACCAGATATCAGTAACACGGCACGGTTGGCACATGGATGGCATCTACAGCATTCTAAAGCCTGGTGTGATCGTAGCATCTCATGACCTACCGGAATTGGAGCAAATTTATCAAGGATGGGATATTTGCTATCTTGAACCAACACAAAATAAAATACCCTTGAAGCACCAATGGGGCGGTAACCATAACGAAAGTAACTATGACCTAAACATCCTTTCAGTTGATGAAAAAACCTGCATCACCACTTCTCTAAACAAGGTGTTGTTTGATTTTCTAAAAAAGCATGGTATAGCGCCAGTGTTGTGCCCGCTAAGGCACCAAACTTTTTGGGATAATGGTATTAACTGTATGACCCAGGATCTATACAGGGAAGGTGTTTTAGAAAATTACTTGTAATAAAAAACCCCCGACTTTTGGGCCGGAGGTTTTCGAATTTGAATTGCAATTCAAAAAGTGTTACGCCGCCTTAGCCGCGTTCTTTGCCTCTTGAATTTCTTTTCTTCTTGCTTTGATCAATTTTGAAAGATTCGCAAGTGCTTTTCTGGCTCTAGTAGCCGAAGCCTTTACGCCTTTCTCTGTGAACTTGCCGTTCTCTTCAGAGTAAGTTTGGATCTCAGTCATGATCTGTTCGTGTGTTTGTGACATATTTTTTGTCCTTCCTATGTTCGTACGATATAATTAATTAACATATGTTTAATTTAAGCACACAAGAAGTGGTTTTGTCAATAGAAAAGTCTCCTTTGACGATAGTTCATGGAATAATTTACCAGGAATACCGAGATTTTTTTGGTAAAGAATTCGAGTTACCAGAATTAGGAAACAAAAATTTTGTAAAATTGGAGTCTCAAGAAAACTTACCAAGGGTCAGACTTGATTATAATGATGAAGTGATGAAAAAGATAAAAATTTTTTTTATGAATTCAAACATCACTCAAGCCTTAGAAAAAAGGTTCAACACGGAGTTACAATTCAATTCAGCGGACATATGGATAGACAATAAAGGATACAAATTAGACCCACACACAGACGACGGCAGAATAAAATTATCATTGCAAATTTATCTAAGCAATAACAACGAAGGGACATCACTTTACGACAAGGACGGAAATATGCAGTATACTTTTCCATTCAAGTTTAATAGTGGATACGCTCTTTACAACGGAGTTTACAGCACACATGGTGTGGAAGAAATAGTGAATGACGGAAGGACGAGCCTGTATGTTAGATATCAGTAATCTACAAATCGACGATTTGGATAAGACGTTGTATCCTCTCCAGGACAGACACTTATCTGATTTAAAACACAGATGGTATAATGATTCTCAAAAACCAATAAGTCACGACGACTTTGTTGTGAAAGCCGATGGATGGTTCAAGGCAACCAAAATAAATGATTTGCAAGGCTGGGACAAATTTCCCTGTATTGACGTCATAATGGGTTGCACACACTTTATAGAAAGCACCGCAAGTAAACATAAATGGGACATCCAAGTGCTACAAAAAGACTATGCATACTACGCGGTGATGGGTAAAAACCACACAGAGCCTGGCAAACTAGAACCAGGAAAACCCCTTATCGTGTCTCTGCCAAATTATTATTATGGAGACAGGCCGGACTGGGAGCAGGTTCTTAAGGAGTGCGAAGAGAAGAACATCGATATACACATTGATTGTGCTTGGCTGACAGCGGCCAAGGGATTCAAATTTAATTTTGACCATCCAAA